CAGATGCACAAAAAGCGATTCAGAACGCAAAAAAATCCGGCCGCATCCAAGACGCGGCTTTAGCAATAAAAGCCTTACTATAGGAGATTTATAAATGGCTATTGTAGCAAATACTTTCACGTCTTTTGACGCAAAAGGTATTCGAGAATCATTAAGTGATGTTATCTCGAGTATCGCTCCCGAAACTACGCCTTTTCAAAGTAACATTGGCTCTAAAACAGTATCCAATACTTATTTCGAGTGGCAAACTGACAGCCTAAATGCAGTTAGTAAAACAGCCAACATCGATGGGGATGACGTAGGTTCTTTTGATTCTACTTCAGCAACTACTCGAGTTGGTAACTATACGCATATTCTACGTCGTACATTGATTGTAGCCGACAACCTTGCAGCGCAAGATCTTGCAGGCCGCAACGATGAATTGGCATATCAAATGGCCAAGCGCGGCAAGGAAATTAAGCGCGATTTAGAAGCTGTCCTTACTGATAACAATGCCCAAGTAGCAGGTAATAGTTCGACCGCACGGGAAACAGGCGGTCTTGGTGCTTGGATTGCTACTAACGATGTTTTCAATAGTTCAGACGGAGCTTCTCCAACTGGTGACGGTACTGATGCTCGTACAGATGGTACGCAGCAAGCATTTACCGAAGCAATGTTGAAAACTGCTATGCAAAATGCATTTACAGCCGGTGGTGAGCCAAGCATCTTGATGGTTGGGCCTCATAACAAAACCGTTGTATCAGGTTTTGCAGGTATCGCGGCGCAGCGTTACATGGCTCCAGACAATGCACCGACTACAATAATCGGTACGGCAGACGTCTATATGTCTGACTTTGGAACCTTGAATGTGGTGACAAACCGTTTCAGTAGAGATCGGGACGCATTTTTCTTAGACCCAGAATATGCGGCTGTAGCTACTCTACGTCCGATCCAACAGGTCGAACTTGCCAAAACTGGTGACGCTGAGAAGCGCATGATCATTGTTGAGGCTGGACTAGAGATACTCAATGAGGCTGCTCACGCAGGCGTATTTGATCTGTCTACATCATAATACAGTCGGGGCGGCGCTGGTCGCCCCACTTATTTGGAGTGCAAAATGAAGCGATTATTTGATAGAGATCCTGCAACCGGAATAACCAAATACTGGCACGTAACTGACAAAGGCGAGTATGTCGTTGAGACAAAGCAAGATGTCTCCGCCATAGCCGAAAGAAATAAAAACGAATATAAAGAAACACCCAATAGATACAGAGACGTTAATAAAGTAGCGTCAATTCCACTTTCAGTGTACTATGAGCTAAAGAAGCAAGGCATTGCAGACGATCCGAAAGCAATGCGAAAGTGGTTAAACGACAGTAACAACCAAGTATTTAGAACAAGGGCCGGCACATTATGAGTATTACAACTTACTCTGAGCTTAAATCATCTATAGCCAACTGGCTAAACAGAGATGACTTAACAAGCGTAATTCCTGACTTTATTGCTCTTAATGAAGCAGATATGGATCGCAGAATAAGGCACTGGCGCATGGAGCAAAGAGCAACCGCCACTATTGACACAAGATATACAGCTCTGCCTTCTGATTTTTTGGAAGCCGTAAGGTTTCATTTAGACGTAGATGAGCGGCCGATAGAATTGGCCACACCTTTATTTATACAAAAGAAAAGAAACGAAAACTCTGATACAACTGGTAGACCCCAATATTACGCAGTTATATCAGGGCAAATCGAGGTTTGGCCAAAGCCTGACACAACGTATACCGGTGAGCTTTATTATTATGCTAGAACTGCAACTTTAAGCGACAGCAATACTTCAAATTGGATACTGACATATTTTCCAGATACTTATCTGTATGGCTCTTTAATTCATAGTGCTCCATATTTAGTTGACGACGCTCGAGCTCAAACGTGGTCAGCATTGTATCAAAGTGCGATCAGTGGTATAAATGGCAATAATGACAAAGCTAAATATGGCGGCTCTGGTCTGCGTATGCAAATTAACAGTTATTCATAGGAGAAGAATATGGCAACATTAGCAGATTATGTTTTAGACGCTGCTTTAACTAAGTTAGATACCGAGGCGGATAGAATTGATATAACTTCCCAAGAAGCAACAACTTATGCAGAAGCGACGACGACATATACATTAGGCAATTCAACTTCATTGTCTTTTGGCGCGCCTCAAGATGGAGATACTTCTGGAAGAAAGGTAACTGCCGCAGCTATTACAGACGGATCTGTAACAGGCACTGGCACGGCAACTCATTTTGCCATAGTAGACGTTTCGGCTACTCGCTTATTAGCAACTGGCACACTTACAACCTCTCAAAGCGTTACATCTGGTAACACATTTACAATTGCTACGTTTGACGTAGAAATACCTGACCCATCTTAGGTGATATATGCCAATTAAACTCCTTAATCGTGCAAAAATGGAAACTTCTACAACCGGCACAGGTACGATTACTTTAGGTAGTGTAATTAGTGGGTATCAGTCTTTTACTGCCGCCGGAGCCGCCACAGGCGATCAAATAAGGTACGTAATAGAAGAAGGGGCATATTGGGAGATTGGGATTGGCACGTACAATGCAACAGGGCCAACGCTTACCAGAACGCCGCAGGAAAGCAGTAGCTCTGGGTCTGCAATAAGTTTAACTGGTACAGCTTCTGTGTTTGCATCTGCAACGGCTGACGATTTGAAACCACAAACTTATACTTCAACATTGTTTACCGCTACTCAGGGGCAAACGACATTTACCGTCAATTATGATCCTGATCAGGTACAAGTTTTTATGAACGGTGTATTGTTAATAAGCAATGCAAACACGGATGTTACGGCTACGTCAGGAACTCAAGTAGTTTTAACAGAGGCGGCGGAAGCCGGAGACTTAATTGAAGTAGTAGCGTTCTCATCGTTTGAGGCCGCAGATTTAGACACAATTGAAGCAATTGCATTGGCAGGGTTATAAACATGGCTATAGATACAGCAACATTTGAAACAACACTTGATAGCAAGATAGACGCAGCGACAACGTCTGATGATGCAAAATCGTTTTTGCTTCTAGCGAAAGCAGTTGAGGCAATTAATAACGCAGTTAGTTCTTCAGCGTTAACTAAATCAAATAATTTAAGTGATTTGTTAAACACTACAACGGCACTTACAAACTTAGGTTTTACGGCTACAATTGCTGAATTAAATTACACCGATGGTGTTACAAGTAATATTCAGACGCAGTTAGACGCTAAAGTAGGTGCAGCAAGCCCTACATTTACTGGAACACCTGCCGCACCTACAGCCTCTACTGGTACAAACACAACGCAGATTGCTACAACTGCTTTTGTGCAAGGTGAAGTAACAGCATTAGTTGATAGCGCACCTTCTACGCTAAACACTCTGAATGAGTTAGCTGCCGCACTAGGCGATGATGCTAATTTTAGCACGACAGTAACGAATAGTATTGCTGCGAAGTTACCTCTGGCTGGTGGTACAATGACAGGCAACTTAGATTTAGGCGATAACGTTAAGGCTAGATTTGGTGCGCCTGACTTTGAAATATTTCACGATGGTTCAAATACATATTTAACAGAAGTTGGTGATAGCACTGGTCAAGTTTATCTTAGAGCGAATGGCATTGAGCTTCTTAATAATTCTAATGAACAATATATTAATTGTGTTAGTGATGGTGCGGTTAGCCTTTTTTATGACAATTCAATAAAAATTGCGACAACTGCAACAGGCATAAACGTAACAGGTACGGCTGTGACAGACGGTGTGACCGTAGACGGTACGCTTGATATTGAAGAAGTTTATGAGAAAGTTACTACCCAAACTTCTACAACTGGCACAATTACATTTGATACAACTGCACAAGCTGTTGAGTTTTATACTGCAAACCAGACTGCAAACAGAACTATAAACTTTAGTAATGTAAATGCTAACTTAGCTATCGGTCAGTCTTTAACCGTTGCTGTTTTAATGACACAAGGTTCCACAGCATATTATCTTAACGCATATCAAGTAGATGGTTCTTCTGTTACACCAAAATGGTCAGGTGGTTCTGCGCCATCGGCTGGTAACGCAAGTGGTATAGACAGCTATTCATTTACAATCATCAAAACAGCCGATGCTACATTCACTGTTTTAGC